CTCCTGTAGTATTGGAAGAGTATTATAAAGATTGGTTTGATTTTCCTATACCTAGTCCTTATATGCTCTATACGGCACCTGTAAAACAAGCAGATAAAATACCTGCTGTGACTCATGTAGATGGTTCTGCAAGGTTCCAGACTATCAATGAGAAGACGAATCCAAACTACTATAGATTAGTCAAAGCATTCTATGAATTAACTGGTGTTCCTGTGTTATTGAACACTAGCCTGAATGGAAATGGAGAACCAATATTAGAAACTCCTGAAGAAGCAAGTGAGTTCTTTAAGAATTCTCATTTGGATATGATAGTTGTTAATGGTTGGTCTAAATATAAATAACTAAAAATTGTTTCGGAAAATGACAAAGTACATTAAACATTATTGGAAAAAAGTTTCTGATGGTTCATGGATCACCACCGATGGTAGTGTAGTAGAAAAAAGACATCCAGAAGCAGAATATGCTGGACTTGGTGTAAAAATTTGGATGAAAGATAATGGTGGTAGTGGAATAGATGTATGTCTATCAGAGATTCCTGATTCTACTGATGCATCAGATATCACTGAAGGTTCTAAGAAAGCAGTTCAGGTACTAACTGAAACTCAGTACAATTCAGTCAAGACTCCTTACTTTGAGGCATCAACCCTTTGGGCTGAATCACAAGATTTAACAGGTGATGCCAAGACTGCAAAAGAGACTGCGGCTGCTGCTAAAAATACAGAAGCACAAAATGCCTTGGATGCATTATAAGCTTGACATTTAATTAAATGTCTTTTATAATATTATCATCTTCAACATCCTTGTAGTTTTGGGATTGAAGTCACACTTCCTTGTGGTGGGGGAAGTGTGTTGGTGAGAAGATAAGGGGAGTTTGACTCCCCTTTTTTCTTTTATAAATTATTATGTCAGAAAAATTAACAAAAATGAATTTTGCAGTTTACACTAAAGATGGGTGCCCATATTGCGATAAGATAAAACAAGTATTAGAGTTGACAGAAAGTAATTTTGTAGTATATAATTTAAATAAAGATTTTAATAAGGATGCATTTTATGGTGAGTTTGGAAAAGATTCTACTTTTCCACAAGTAGTATGTGAAGGTAAAAAACTAGGAGGATGTATTGACACAATCAAATACCTCAAAGAACAAAAAATTATCAAAAACTAGTCTAAATAATCAAAATACACCTTCTAACAGAGGTATTGAGTTTATTCTTAGTGGAGGTAAGAAAAAAAGAAAACCATTTCACATTATATTTGATAATGTTGTTTGTTTTTTTAATAAAGAGATAGACATTTATTTTGAATTTTCCTTAAATATAAGGAACAAAAAATAATTTTAAAGGAGGTAACAGATGACCACAGAAATTATGCTAGTCATAGCGTTGCCAATATCTTTTTTATTATTTTGTGCAGGAGCACTAGGTGGTTGGATTGCACGAGACTACATGATGAACTATCAGGAAATACCACGACCTCACCCTGAAATGTTTGATGAAAATGGGAACTTAGTTCCAGATGAGGTTATAGCATTCAGATTTGAAAACAATTATGACTACGACGAAGAAGACGAAAACTAAACCAACAATAACAAGAAAGAAAAAGACTACACCTTTTGTTATTGATAATTTACCAGCTAGACCTTTAGTATTTGAGGTATTAGATTTAGTATCCCGTTCAAGAAGTAAGGCTAAGAAGATAGAGGTTCTTAAAAAATATGATGAACAATCATTAAGAAGAGTTCTTATTTGGAATTTTGATCAATCTATACAGTCAATACTTCCAGATGGACCTGTTCCATATGTTGGATATGATGAACAGAATACTTATAATGGTACTCTGACAACAAAACTAACAGAAGAAGTTCGTCAAATGCATGAAACTGGTAATTTTTCTTTAGGTGTAAGTGATCAACAAGGACACACTACTATCCGTAGAGAGTCAAAGAATTTTTATCATTTTGTTAAAGGTGGTAATGATGCGATGAGTAATATACGTCGTGAAACAATGTTTATTAACATTCTTCAAGGTCTGCATCCATTAGAAGCAGAGATTGTTGTTCTTGCTAAGGATAAAAAAATCTCTGATAAGTATAGTGTTACAAGAGAAATAGTTTCGGAAGCATATCCTAATATTGTATGGGGTGATCAATCATGACTGTTATGAAAGAAGAAAAAAAACAAGAAGAGAAAAAATTCATATGGACAAAAGAAGAAAAGGAAAAATTACCTGAAAAATATGGCACATCTATTCTCGTAGAGAATGGTACATATGAGGAAGTAAGGACAACTCAAGCACCTAATGATGCATATATTGTTAAGTATGTGTATGAAGGTTCGGTTCGCTATGACCTTACAAGAGGCACTAAGATGTCCTTGTTTGATATGTACTATGATAAACTTAAACAGGGTCTGAGATCCATAGACTATGGTAAGGGAACAATTAAACCTAATCTCTGGGGTTATAAGACACCATCAAAAAAGAAAAAGAAATGAATTGTTGGCACTGTAATACTGAACTTATATGGGGATCAGATTTCGATGCTGAAGATTATGGATGTGAGGATGAGTACTCCATTGTAACTAATCTTTCATGTCCTACTTGTGAATCATTTGTGCAGGTATATTATCCTAATCAGAAATGAAACTCCCATCCCTTCAAGATATAATAAGGAGATACTTTCGTCTTCCCCGTAAGAAATTATGGATTGCTGCTTTGAAACTTCAAAGGTGGCCAGTAACTTGGTGGGATGAAAAAGTAGAAGAAAGGAGAAAAAAGGAAGAACTCCGTAAAAAAAGAATAGCAAGTCTTTATCCATCTAAAAAATAATTATGGCAGCACTAATTTGTAATTTACCCTCATATGAAGTTTGGGTAAGAAAAGAATATCTTACTGATCATCAAAGTGGTCATGGAGAATATGTAAAAGGAATCTGGGTATCTGCAAAATCAATACCTGGACGTGCATTTTATTTTGAAACATATTTACCAGAATACGCAGCAATGTTTGATAAATTGCCAATTAGTGCATTCTTATCATCACCAGAAAAACCTGATCCAGATATGGAATTACATAATTTACAATTCTGGAATTGCATGGACTATGGTGTTGTAGCAGTGCAGAAACAATTTATAGGTTCAATGCATTTTGAAATACTCACAAGAGATTATGGAACACAGACAGGAACATATATTTGTACTTTAGATCATTATCATCAAGATGTTGATGCAATTGATTATTCTACAAGTGAAAATCCAGCAGAGCACAAGTCATCTAATCTAATAGAATTAGATAATGGTCAGTTTGCATTGTATCCTAATAATAGAATGAGAATTTATGATAATAGTTTAACACCAGAACATCCTAAGGATCCTGACTTTAAAGTATCAACAGTATACTATCAAGTTGAAAATGGTCATGATCGTGATGGTTTAGGTAATGATGAGAACTATTTTTGGAAAACTGCTAAAGAGACTAGCCACCAAAATTGACTTTAGTTTTCAAAAATCGGGCAAAAAAATCTCCAGGTATTTTTTGCCTGTAGGGTTTTCTGTAACAGATGTTACACAACTGGTTGACTATATACTATACATGTGTTAGTATTAACACAACGTTCATCCAATGATAGAGCTCACACTGCTGGCATCAATCCTTGCTGAACATAATGCTTCCCATTGGGAAATGACTTGTTCAGAATGGAATCGAAACAGGATTGAGATACTTAGCGATAAGAATCTTAATTCTGATGCTCACGAGTATCTTATAGATTACTTGAGAACTAAAGTGTCAGGACAGTGTGATCCTTATATCATTGGACGCAAGTAAGCCGACACGGAACGGACACGTTCATCTCCTACGGGAGACGCAAATGCCGACTGAAGGAACGGGGCAAAAATCCCTACTACTTTGGAGAAAGCCAATGGCACAAGTCACTTATCGTGGTGTTGTTTATGACACCAACAACAAAAAAGCTCAGCAAAAAAAAGAGGTCGAACTCACATATCGTGGTATTGCCCACGCTAAGTAATGTTAGTAACAGCAGAAATATTAGCAGCATCTGCTATATTTCTAACTATCATTTACGCTGAAGCTAGATTCTTGTACGGATACAAGTTCTAAACTGTAAAGAGGGTCTATTGACAGACCCTCTTTTTTTGTGTAAAATGTCTAAATACCATATAAAAATTATGGAACCGCAAAGAGAACAACTGAAAATGCGACTTAGGCAGGTAGAACTAGCATTAGACGCACTTAAGGCAGAAATTTATTCTGACGTAGATGCGTATTCTACTGTAAATACCGCAACTAAAGTATTATCTGATTATGATGAAATCTTCGAGGACGATGACGGATGAGGCAAAAGCAAATTCTTAAAAATTTGAAAGAGGCACTTAAACAGGATTATTTGTATAATACTGAAGAACTTTCTTTCATGAAAGAGCAACTTGCCATTTTAGAGGAAGAAGTGTTAAAATCTATAAAAAAGAAACCTGAGGGATTTGGTAAAAAATGAATGTAAAATTTGTCAGTATTACACCTGATGCAGAGAAGACAATGGCATATATTGCCAGAGTGTCAAATCCATCAAATCAGGAAAATGAGAAATATGCGGGACTTTTGAAATATTGTATTAAGCATAATCATTGGAGTGTTTTCGAACAATCCTCAATGACTTTGGAGATCGAGACGACACGAGGGTTAGCCGCACAAATTTTAAGACACAGAAGTTTCACATATCAGGAGTTCTCACAGAGATATGCTGACACAAAACTCTTAGATGATAAAATACCCTTACCGAAACTCCGCAAACAAGACCTCAAGAACAGGCAAAATTCGACAGATGACTTAGATGAGTTTCTGATACAAGACTTTGAGTTAGAAATGGAGAAGTTATTTAATTCTTCAATGAACTTATACAACAGAATGCTCGATAATGGAGTTGCAAAGGAATGTGCAAGATTTGTGCTTCCACTTGCCACACCAACAAGACTGTATATGACTGGTTCGTGCCGTTCTTGGGTTCACTACATTAATTTGAGATCTGCACATGGTACACAGAAAGAGCACATGGACATTGCACATAAATGTAGAGAGATATTTGTGGAGAAATTCCCGAACGTCTCAGAAGCTCTTGAGTGGGTCTAAATAAATTACATTACTTTATAATTATGGCAACATATCCTGTGGTTCACAAAGAAACTGGTGAACAGAAAGAAGTATCAATGAGTGTTACTGAATGGAATAAATGGTGTGAAGATAATCCTGATTGGAAGAGAGATTGGAGTGATCCATCAACTTGTCCAATGGCAACAGAAGTAGGAGACTGGAGAGATAAATTACGGAAAACTAAACCTGGATGGAATGATGTATTGCAAAAAGCACAGACTGCACCTGGTTCTAAAGTAAAAAAACTCTAATGGCAAGAAGAAAAAAAGGTGCCGAACAACCGATTGGGGTTGGATTGACGACTAAACAAATGAAAAGAAAAAAACCATTGAGTTCTGACTATTTGGTTAATATTGAACCAATTAGTGAGAATCAAAAAAGACTTTTTGATTCATATAAAGAAGGAAAACAGATAGTTGCATATGGATGTGCTGGAACTGGTAAAACATTCATCACACTCTATAATGCTATAAGGGACGTTTTAGATGAAAGCACTCCATATGAAAAAATCTATATTGTACGTTCTTTAGTTGCCACAAGGGAGATTGGTTTCTTGCCAGGTGACCATGAAGATAAATCTGACATCTATCAAGTGCCTTATAAGCACATGGTAAAGTATATGTTTCAGATGTCTTCTGATGCTGATTTTGAAATGTTATATGGAAATCTGAAGGCTCAGGACACAATTAAGTTCTGGAGCACTTCATTCTTGAGAGGAACTACATTAGATAATGCGATTGTCATTGTCGATGAATATCAGAATCTTAATTTCCATGAATTAGATTCAATTATTACTCGTATTGGTGAAAATAGTAAAATATGTTTCTGTGGTGATGCTAGACAGAGTGATTTGATAAAAACTAATGATCGTAATGGTATTGTAGACTTTATGAACATCTTGCGTAAAATGTCATCTTTTGATATAATAGAATTTGAGATAGAGGACATCGTTCGTTCTGGACTTGTCAAGGAATATATTATTGCAAAAATGGAAGCAGGTATGTAATGTTTAATCATGTTGATTTGACCCTCCCTAAACTTTCTAGGGAGACTATAGACGGAGTTCGTTATTATTCTGTTCCAGACGAAGATGAGTTACTTAAGTTAGTTTCTATTACTTCAGTAACGAGTCATTTTAATAAAGAGATCTTTATTAATTGGCGTAAGAAGGTCGGTGATCAAGAAGCAGATCGTATCACGAAAGCAGCAACAAGTCGTGGAACTGATATGCACACTCTTACAGAGCATTATTTAAAAAATGATGATCTTCCTACCGTTCAACCTATCTCTGACTTTTTGTTTAAAATTGCAAAGGGTGAACTCAATAAAATTGATAATATTCATGCTCTAGAGGGATCCCTATATAGTAAAGAATTAGGTATTGCAGGAACTGTCGATTGTATTGCAGAATATAATGGTGAACTAGCAATAATAGATTTTAAAACATCAAAGAAACCTAAACCAAGAGATTGGGTGGAACACTATTTTGTACAATGTATGGCATACGGTTGTATGTTGTATGAAGTAACGGGAATATCCGTAAAAAAACTTGTAATTATCATGGCTTGTGAAAATGGAGAATGTGTAATCTATGAAGAATACGACAAAGCAAAGTACATCAAACTTCTCAGCAAATATATTAGAAAATTTGTTAGAGATAAATTGGAACTCTATGGAACCGAATAAAGAACTAGAGGAAGCATTAGAAAAGAAATTTCTAACACCTCAAAAATTTGCTATTGAAATTGAGAATCTTGTTTCTCAAGAAGAAATGAATTATATTGATGCTATCTGTCACTATTGCGAAATCAATGGACTTGAGGTAGACTCAATAACGAAATTAGTTTCTAAACCACTCAAAGAAAAATTGAAGTGGGATGCACAGGAACTTAATTTCATGAAAAAAACATCAAGGGCAAAATTACCTTTATAATGAAAGTGACTCCTTTTGAGACTTATCAAACTTATCTTTCGATGAAAAGTCAT